ATATGAAGTCCTCCTATAAGAGGTATAGTATTTCTTTCCATTTAAATAAGTGTAATAATAAAAGTTGAATCCATATCAATATACTTATTACTAGCAGTACTATATAGTTTACATGTTACTGTATCTACAACTATAGTTCCTATTTCAGTAAAAGTAGGTCTGACATTAATACCATTTTGAGTAATTGTAAATGCTTTAACAGCAGGTATAACTACATGAATTGTATTTTGTTTTGGAGCTTCAGGAGTAGCAAAAATAGTTACAGCAATTGAAGTATTACCATAACTATATGCACCTAATAATGTTTTAACGTTATCTATTGTAATTGGTTGATTTGCTATACCAAAATACATAGTATCTGTAGGTATAGTGCCAGGAGTAGTAGCTGTACGACAAGTTAGATGAAAAAGATTAAATTCTATTTTTTTATCGGCATCATAAAAGTATAAATCACCATCTTCTCTATAATACAAATAAGTGGATACACCACATTTAACTGTAGGCATCACACCATTAGGCATTAACGATAAAGGAAGTACTGCTTTATTTTGACAAAACATAGTTATCTAATTAAGTAATAATTAATCCCTATAACTAGTAGAGATAATAAGTAATTTATCGTGACCTAAATTATTTTATTTATTAGCTGCTTTAACTGCATCAAGAATATCTGCAATTAGATATACACCTGTACCTGCAACACGAGCAACCTTAGGAAGTAAATCAGTAGCAGGAACTTCAGGTGTACCAATAACACCACCGCTAGGCATGATAATCCATTGACGAACTAGCATGTTAGCATGATCTTGAAAGATTTCATATGCAGGATCCATTACACTTTCAATGATACATATATCATATGTAGCACCATCAACTACTTCCCATTCTTCTGTATATAATTCTTGATCACTATGGTAAGAAGCATTATAACCATCACGACTAGCCATCCTTTTTTCAAGAGCAAGCATATCTGCCGAAGCACCTTCAGGGAAAACTACTTTAGTAGTATTAGCTACTTTAGCAGTTTCAGCTAAACCATATCCAGCAACTGTAAAATTATAATCTGCCTCAGCTGTAAAATCGAAACCATAATATACAGTTGCATTAGTTGTAGTAGCAGCAAGACCATGACCTAATTTAGCAAATAAAATATCCAGTTTAGCTTTAAGTCTAGTCTGAATAGTAAGAGGTGTATCACCAATTTTAACTTGAGTTTCAACTTGATCAAATGGAATACCTAATGTATAAGCAGGTTTCTGTAGTTCCATAGAAATAATACGTACTCCAATAATTCTACCTACATTTGCAGTAACATCAGCAGCTAAAATAATACTAGATGTAGCATTAACGCCTACTGCATAACCTAACTTAACAACTTTAGCTACAGCAGCCACATAAGGATTAACTAGATAACTAAGTTTAAAAGGATTAAGCTTTAAACCTAATTTAGGATTCATGCCTAAACCTCTACCTTGTACAAACTGAATAGCTTGTCCACGATAATCTGCTTTAAAATTAGCAGTAGGAGTTACGACTTTACCGTTAGAGCTAATACAAGCAATAACTTTGTCACCCAATTTAGCATTATCTAACATATCCGAACTATCCGTAATAGTCCCTAATGTTGAACCTGCACTAACAAGTAAATTTTTCATATTTCTAAAATGTTATTCATTAATAATTTTTTCGTTTGCAGATATATTATAACCTTCGTCTTTAAGTATACCTTTTAAATGTAGTACAGCTAATTTAATAACTTCTTGTGGTACTGTTATCTCACACATAGTATTACTGATATGATCAATAAGTCTAGGTCTTTTAATATAATTTAAAATAACAGATACAGGTACAAAATCAGCATTGTAATAAACATTAAGTCTATCTCCAAACAGTTCACAAATAGGATTACTATGACGATTTCTACTAGAATGATAATTATCTAATATAGTACGAACATCACTAGTACTCACTAATTCTAAAGAACGTTGTTGTGTAAAAGAATTTGTAATGGATTTATAAGTAGTAGTACGAGTTGTATAATTAATACCCTCGATAGGTATGTTAGGTGTATCTACAAATAATGTGTTAGGTAAATACATACCATCATAATCCTCATAAAATGTATCATATCCAAGTTGTCTAAGTTTATCTATAATAATATTAATTGCATAAAATTTACCATTATCAGTTTTAACTGTTTGAATATATTTAGTTACATCTATTTGTGAACTACCAGTTCCTAATTTAAGAGAACCTGTAAAAGGATATGTGATCTGACTTAAATCATACAATTTAATTACATTAGTTGTATCTAACAATACCGGTGTCATACCTTGTTTATTATAAGCTATTGCTACTTCCGATGGTATCATTTTAAGATAATCACCAGGAAGTATAGCAAATGCTTTATAACCAAATGTTGAACCATTAGGTCTTCTACAAGATAAACCTCTTTGTACTTTTAAATCTTTAAGATCATCATATCGTTTCTGACTTTCTTCAAATCCTTCACGTTTAATATTCTGTTTAGAACTAGAACGAGTTTCAATAAATTGCAGTACAGCTTCATTAAGTGCTATGTCATAATAATAAGGACTAATAGCTTGTTTACGATTACTATTAATTTGTTGTAATTCATAATCAATAGCAACATGACATTGTTTAACTGTACTATACATAGCTTATCGTTTTAAACTTTTAAACTTAGCTTTTAATGCACTAAGATAAGCTTTATTAGTATCATTACTAAAGTAAGCAATCGCATCATCCATGTTATCTCCTAATACAATTGACGGATCAGTTGCATCAGTAATAATTGAACTAGAAGGAATCTCTACAAGTAAACCTTCATATATATACGATTGAATAGTACCTCTAACTAATAAATTCTTATCTGCAACTGTAGCTAAAAATTCTATAGGTTTATCTGTTGCATATTGAAGTACCGTTGCTTGCGTATCATCTTCTTTCCAATCTGCATTGTTAAATTCTAACCAAGTAGTAAGTTTCTTAGATACACAAATAGCTTCCATAAGTTTCAGAGAATCATCTTTACCTAACATCGTTGCATATGTTTTAATAGCTGATGTAGATTTAAGATTAGCTTCTTTCTTAGCTTTCTTAGCATCTTCTTGATTGTGTAAATAAAATCTTATCTTATTAGATTTATTAACATCTTCTGGATTGTTAGCGACTTGACTTGTCAATAAACAATATCTCCAAGATAAATAATTGGGAATATTAGTAGGTGTTCCATACTGATATAATTCTTCTTCCGATACGTTACGATTACCACTTTTATCTGTACCAAATAAATAATCTACTAGTGCTTTTTCTTTTACTGCATCACTGTCAGTATCTTAAACACCAACTTTTTTAAGTGCACCTTCAATTGCTTTTATACGTTTAACATCGTTCGTATCATGTAGATTGAATCTAAATCCAATATCAAATGTAAGACCAGTAGGTAATACATCTAATGCAAAATTATGCCAATAATTAGAAACCTTAGCTTGCCAATTAACACTTGTATTATCAGGACTAACTCCTAATACTGTAGGTAACAGAACCTTCATTTCTTCTGTCAGACTACATAAAGTATTAACTACAGTTACAGCTGAACCTAACTTCCTAGTATATTCACCCATAGCTTCAAGATTGATTACTTGAAATACTGATGGATTAAGTTTCCAATAAAGTGAAATACTACGTTCTTTTGTTATCATTTGTTTATAAGTTTTAATAGTTACTTTTACACATTAACGATCATCTTCGACTATATATTAGTCAAGTGCTAAATCCATCCAGAAACTAGTAGTAGGATTAAGCATATTAATACCTTGACTACAGAACATTTCATAAGATGCAACGTCTTTCTTAGTAGAAAGAATTTGATTCTGAACAGCACCCCAAGAACCAGGTAGATTAGTAAGACCTTTGTAAACACCTGTAATAGCTTCACGACCTTCTTCACATACTAACTGAATATTACGATCTCCACTATCATTAAGAGAGTGATCAAGGAATACACCTGTATATGAACTTAAAGGTAAACCTTTATACATACGACCATTCAAACGATCTTGTTCAGCACGTAATCCATGATTGAACAGATGAACAGGTTTAACAGTGACAATCTTACCATCAATAGTTTGATACTGATTAAAGTATTTACCATATGACATATATTCACCACCATCTTTTACTTTCTGATCACCAATAGCTTGAAAGTAACCTCTAAATGCAGCATCTTCTTCAATAGCAGTAGAGAACTCACGTGCAAAACCAGTACCTGCATAAAGAATAATTTCAATAGGAGTAGAATCAATACGATTGTCATACAACCTATTAATAGTACTATCAAAACGTTCTAGTGTAAGTTTACTATAAGTATCATAATTACCTACAGATTTCAGAGTATCTTTAATACCTGATCCACGTGGAATAGGTTCGCCTGTCTCAGAATCTTTAAGATGAATAACACCTTTAGCATCACGATTATATTCAGAGAACCATAAATCTTCTTCTAAGAACTGTTTACGATTCATCTCGAATACCTTCATCTCATATGGCATCCATAGATTAGTAGTACCACCACCATCAACATCAAATTCAATATCTACAACTTTATTAGCAATGTTACCAGAAATAGGTTTACTAAAACGATGGAAACCAAACTGATTAGTAGCTTTAGATGTAGATTGAGCATTACTTCTATTACCATCTGATTTACTAGCAGCAACAGTAGGTGCACCAAGTACCCAAAACTTACCTGCTTCAAAGTTCTCTAGTGGAATAAATTCATTAGCATTACCACCCTGTAATTGGAAACGATAAATAAATGTATTATTAGACGTAGGTTTACCTTCACTTTGAATACGAATTTGATGTTCACCATCAGGAGATAAAGCACCATACTGATAGATGAACCAAGCATCTTTCATTTCTACTTCAAATTCAGTATAACCAAGTCCGGGTTTAGTAGTAGTACTAACTAATCTCACGACTTGTGAAGTATGACGCATACGACCTGCTACATTCCAAATGTATTGTGTATCTACACCATTCAGAGCCTTCTTAGGACTAATAGCATTGTTACCTTCAGTCATAGATAACAAAGGAAACTTGTCAGAATCTTTACCCCAAAGATATGTAAGATTCTTATTAAGTGTAACAGGATCAACTATGCCAAAATTCAAAAGCATATTCTCATCACTGTACGTAGAACTGTCGTATTTAACGACACCAATTTCTCTCATAGTAACTTAATTTTTAAATGATTATTTTAGAGGAGTATTTACATGAACTTTTCCTGTTACTACGTTAGATTTAATAACTATCTTACGTTGATCTCCAGTGCCAGCTTTTATTTTAAGTACATTATCTTTACGAATTGCAGACTTAGTAAGTTGTGAAATATCATTACCAAGAAGATTACCAATATATCTAAGTACTAATTCAGATTTATCATTAGTACGATTAATATCATCTAGTTGTGCTTGTGTATAAACTACACCATGATTTTCAGCAACAGGTACGGATATATAATCAAATATCTGTTTGCGTGTAGCAACTATAACTTTACCATCTTTACCTTTAACTTTTAAACCTTCTAAGGGAATAGATAAATCTCCAATTTTACCTGTCTTAACAACTATATCATAAACAGAATCTTTAACATCTAATATTACTTCTTTGCCATCCTCTGCATAAGCAACTCCATAATATTTATTTTCAGCTTCTGCTTCAGCCTGAATAACAGCTTGTGATTCTGCTTGTTTAGCAGTAACAATTTTACTCTGTGATGTACTAAGGAAACTTAAAGCTTCTGTAGCATCTACCAATAGAGATTCATCATTCTTACTAAGATCGGCATAACGTTTAGCTTTCGCAGGTGTATTACCTTTTTCTAATTCAGCTTTATAAATAATGTCATATAGTTGATCTGTATTATCTGCTACCAAAACAACTTTAGAATAATCTACATGATTAGTAAATCCATCAAATGTACCATATGTTTGTTTATATACAAAAGCATCATATAAGTCAGGATTCGATTCAAAGAACTTTTCAATAGCTACTGTCTGACCTTCTTTAAGACCTAATGCTTTAATGTCTGATTCACGTTTTGCAAGACCTTCGAGTGTAAGTTCATATGTAATCTTTTTACCAGTTTCATCTAGTACTTCAATACCTGATGTTTTTTCTAGTAACTCAATAGTCATATCATCATCTGCACCTTCTTCTAATGTTACTAGTTCGGCTTTAGTATAAACTACTTTACCATCTAGTGTAGCATTACCTTCTGCATCTACAACGTATTTTACATCTTTACCATCAGCATTAATAATCAATTCATTAGGTTCATCATCAACAACAATTTTAGCATCTTCGATAGCTTGTAATCTATCTATTTCTGCTAGACGTTCAATTTCAAGTTCATCTGCTGTCTTAACAACTTTATCTTTTGTATCATCATTTACAGGTGCATCACCTTGTAATGGTGTTCTAACTTTTAGTGCCATAATATCTATTTATTAATTGTGTTATAATTCACTTATTAACTTTGTCAAATGTAA